CTCCACTGACCAGTCCTCCCTGCTCTGAACCATTCACAGAACTGAATGCACCGTAAGTGCGAATGGAGTTAGTGTCCTTGTCCAGAAATAAGGGCGTGCCGGTATTACTCCATCTGGCAAAAACGATGTAGTTGCCACCCAGATTCAGAACGCTGTCAGGAATATTCCAATGGCCGTTGATATCTACAACGCCTCTGAACGTCACAAAACCTGACAGAGAGGCATCAGTTATTTCCATAAAGTTAGCGCCGTTTGTGATCCTCAACCCATACTGCGCTGACGGGTTAGCTGCATACTGTATGCTGTATACGTCAACAGAACTGATGTCTAAAGAACTTGTCTGGTTTGCCTTAATAGTTCCTATTCCTATATTAAGGCTACCGTCAAAACTCATAGATGATATGTAGTTAACAGGCGGACCACTCTGATCACCTACGCCAACCCTCACTACATTACGAGGAAGAATCAACACCTTACTGTTGGCAGGTTGGGTTTTGAAACCTCCATAAAATGCACTGGCTGCCTTAACGGCAGCCGTGCCCAGATAAGACGCATAACGTGTCGATGCATCAAGGATTAGCGGTTTACCACCGTCATCTGGGGCTATGCGAAGTCCATGAATATCAGCCATTTCCAAGCCATCCCAAAGTTATTACCTCTACACCATTTGTTGTGAAAACTCGGAAGGCATTGCCATCCAGTACTGTTCCACCTCTGGCGCCAGAACCTGTTTTGAATTGAAGTCCGCTATCCTTATCCAGCCTCCAGCTTGCCTGACCTGAGCCCCAGTTGTTGGATTGAATGTAATTGCCAATCTTAGCGTTGGTGATTGTGCCATCCTGAATAAAGCCGCTGTCGATGAATACCTGGCCGCCGCTCACCGCAAAGGGTGAAAAGCGGTTATCGCCGGAGCCGCTCATCACGACAAACTGATTCGCGTTAACAGCTACGCGGGTTTTAACAACCCCGTCCGTGACCGTTGTTGCAACGGAAAGGCCGGAATCATAATTGACGCCGTTGTAGCGAATTCCCGTCTTCAGCGTCCATACGGCATAAGGGTTATCGATATCGGCATAGGCTGTGAACTTCTCCTGTATTGCCGCCTGCTGCTTACCAAACTGCGCCGTGACATCCGTTTCAAGTTGAGCAACGGCGCTCTGTGCGTCTGCCGCAACCTTTCTGGCCTGAATAATGCCGGCTTTGTTGTCGCCGTAGTTAGCCCACTGTTGCTCAACATCGTCATAGCTGGCAAGGATACTTTCTGCCAGTGCTTTCGGATCAGTTATCAGCGGTTCAAGCAGCGCCTTGCCGTCTGCTGATTTGAAGAAATCTTTTGCAGTGTCACCCAGATAATCCGATGCCTGGTCATTTGCCATACCCCGCACCCAGTCTGTGTATCCTGACTCATTCCCGGTCTTGTCAACCAGCTGGGCGCGATACCAGAATACCTGTCCGGCTTTAATGCCAAGCTGGGTGTACTTTGCCTGCGGATAAGGCACGTCTGACAGCAAAATCGGATCGGCGAAGTCTGCCCTCACCGTATACTGAATTTCTGTTTTGAGCGTGTCTGAGGTATTGGGAGGAAATCCCCAGGAAATAATAATTCCCCAGTTGATACCCGTAGCAGTGAGGCCCACAGGCTTTGGCGGGTTGCCAACTTTACCGGTTAGCGTTTTCTCTTTGGAAAAACCCCAGCCCGAAGATATTTCGGCGGCATTTATGGCCCGCACGCGCACCAGATAGCGACCGGAATATATGTTCGGAACTTCAAATGAAGTTGTCGAACTGCGGGGAACGTTAATCCAGTTACCGTCATTTCTTCGCCACTGTGCCTCATAGGCTATGGCATTCTTCACCTCTTCCCACTGCACGCGCATGGTTTCTACGCTGATGCCCTGGTTAACCACGGAGTAGGAATCAATTACGATATTCTGCGGTGCGGACTGGTTACCTGGAGGGATCACGCTCACAGGTCGCTGGTCAATCAACGCGCCGGTATCGATGCGGGCATACTTGTCCGGGTCGTTTGCAGCAGCGGTTATCGTGTATTTCCCTTCACTTTCTGACACCGAAGTAACACGATACTGCTGCGCATAAAGCTCATCCGATTCAACCATCCAGATGGATTCAGGCTGTGGTACCTCTGAAAAAGAAGTTGTTACCGTAATGACGTTTCCGGTTACTGACTGAATGTTACGGAACTGGGCCGCTCCACTTGGAAGGTTAACCATGAGGCGGTTGCCGGCGACTGCGGCGGGCACCCGATCCATCGTCAGAGATCGGCCATTAACCGAACTGATTCGCCCACCCATCTCGCGCCCGGACAGGTCACGGTCTGCAATCGCAATGATATGGCCAGGCTGAGGTATATCACCTTCAAGACCTGTGCTGAATGTCACCACCCGATCTTTATTGCTGGTCAGGATGCCCCAGCGTCCTTTGCGATTTGCCTCCGACTGGCGTGTACAGCCAATCGCCGTCAATTCAAGCTGGTTATAAACCTTGTAGCGGCTCACCAGGTCTTTTTCGAATACCGGCTCCATTGCATCAGCATAGCCGTTGGCAGGGTCTGAATAAGAAACCAGAGCGGACGTGTAACGGGTTTTTGACGTGCTGCTCTGATAGTTAAATTCGCCGTTTTCGACGTTTGCGTTAGTGAAGGCATAGTCCACATCGCGGGGCATGTCAGCGATGGAGACAATCTGATCACCACCCCAGTACGTCATTCCTCGGAATGTAGCCGCGAAATCACGGAGAACGGTATAGGCATCATTGCGACTCTGGACATAGACGTTGCAACGGTAACGTGGCTCAGTGCCGCTCCCGCCCTTACCGTCTGGCACCGGCGCATCGCAGTACTGCGCAATCTGGTAGAGGTTCCATTTATCGATATTGGCTGCAGTCAGTCGGTCACCCAGGCCAAAGCGCTCGGAAACAACGATGTCATAGAAAATCCACGCCGGATTATCGGTCCATGCCCACTTAAACCCGCCCTGCCATGTGCCGCCATAAGAACGATTTACCGGGTCATAGTTGTCCGGTACGCGCACCATACGGCCTTTGGGCTCACAGGTGATTTGCGGAATGTTTCCGTTGAACTGGCGCGAGTCAAATTCAACATAAAGCAGGGCCGTATTTGGGTACCGTAGCTTTGCGTCAATAACCTCCGTGAAGCTCACGATGCTCATGGCATCGCCAACTTTGACACTGTTGGCATCAGGCGTGATCTTGCGAACCCTGACCGCCCATGATGTGCCGGCCTGTGGCAAATCGATACGATGGCTTCTTTCATAGCCTGTTGTGGTTTTGCCGCTCACGGCTGAGTTGATGACCGTATTCCATGTGCCGCCGTCCGTCTGAAGGTCAATCGCGTAATTAACAGTATTACCCGTCAGATCGCCATTGTCCTGCTGACGAAACAGCGCTGACCATTTTAGGCGCAGCCTTACTGCGGAAAGTTGCGAGTTGGTAAACGTGCGGAGCCATGGTGATGCGCTGCTCAGACTTGTTCCGATTGCGATCTCATTTTCAGTGCCGGGGATACCCTGAATGTAACTCTGCGCCTGATTGCCGGGGCGAAAATCCCACGAAAACCCGCTGAAGTTGCGCGTGCCGTCATCGTTTTCTACGCGGGTTCCGTCAAAGTAAATCTGCTTCGCAGTCAGCCCACCAGCAAATTCACCTTCACCCAGCGCAATCAGAATTTTGGCTTTTGCAACGGACTGAAGGTCGTCAGGCTGTTCTGTTGGTGTGCGTGCAGAGGATGAGCCGCCTTTGCGGCCTTTAATCGCGGTAGCTTTAGCCATATTGCGCCCATAAAAAAGGCCGCACACGGGCGGCCACTGGATGAAATCGGAATGTCAGGAAATTAACGAGAAATCAGGTGGGGAGATTACTGCTGGTCTTCAACGTAAATACCTGCGGAAATGATCGCACCACCAATGCGGCGCTGGCCGTACAGCAATCCGACAGGATAACCCTGTGATGCAGTGTTGGTTGGAGAGCCGAACGCATACGAAGCTTTATTGGCTGAGTCCTGTTTACTGGCCAGTCCGGCGGTTTGTGGCGAAAGTAACTGGATGACACCACCCACCGCCATAGCTGCACCTGCCTGCATCAATGCCGGCCCCCATGCCGCGCCCCCGATTGCCTGACCCCAAGGAGTAAATGCACCGAAAGCGCCTACAGCCACTAATGCCGCGCCCAAAATTGTCTGAAGCGCCCCTGCACGCTTACTGCCGATGATGACGGGAACTATTCTGACAACTTCATTATTGACAGGAAATTCCAGTTCTTCAGCTTTGAGGTTTTTCTTACCCCGGAAAATAGCGTAAGTCAGCCCCCGCCTTTTACTGGTCAGCATAAACTTTTCAAAGCCGGGCAACGTTGCTGCCAGGGATTTTGCCGCTTCCTGAGTAGTTGAGATCAGCCTCTGGTGAGTTTTGCCAAAGGTTTTTCCCAGAATGCCACTTAGCTCAATGGTGGTCATTATTTCCTGCATATCAAGTTCTCATGTGGTTAATTCAAAATGTATGATTCACTCAACGATGGGATATTCTTTTTCATTCTGTTCGAATTTACATCATCATAAAACGCTCTCTGCACTGGGATGTCATACCCAGAGGAGGCGCAAGCAGCAGCGAGAACATCCTGAGGTAAGGGCTGTCCAGTAGATTGGCTAATGTCTAATGAAATTGCTTCGCTTTGATTTACGAAAACATAAAAGAGCTGCTTCCCAGTGAAAGCACCAAATGAATTTCTTGCGTTTACATACCCACAATATCCCGAGGTCGGGCCAGGGTATGGGTAATCCATATGATAAAATTTCGCGGATTCGGGATCTTTGAGTTCTTCTCTGATGGTTTTCTCTACTGCTAATCGCTCTACCTTTGTCAACGGTCTCGCTTGGATGTTAAACGATAAAGTAATTAACAGAATAGATAATAAAAATTTCATATTTACAGATCTCTAAGTTGAAAATTAGAGACTAACAAACTTTGAAAATTTTTTATTTAAAAGTTGCAGTATCTGACGATCTTCATTGTTCTCTCGCGCCAGTAACCGCCATACGGAGTTCTGTTGCTCAGCCTGCCATACAGGTGATGGAGAAGCATGTTCCCGGCCAGCAGGATTCCGGCGTGGTTCCATTTGTTTGACTGTACCTGCATGATGACAAGATCACCTGGCATCGGGTCGCCTCTGAACTCCCGGAATCCGCACGCATACCAGTTGTCCTGATAAAGGTTTTCCGGGTGCTCATCTTCCCACCAGGCATAATCGACCCGGAAATCATTCAGTTCAATACCCAGTTCCTGCCGGTAGTAGCTCATGACAAGCCCCCAGCAGTCGGTATGACCTAGCACAAACGGGCGCTCAAGCAGGGGTAACTCACCCCGCGGCTGAATGGTACGGAAATCCCCTTCCGGCCAGCTCACGATGTGCCAGGGCACACCGTTGGCGTCACACTGCGCCTCATCAAGCGGACTGGGCAGCGTGGTAGCGTCCGGGTGGCTGTGAACGATGGCCGTAACCGTGCCCCAGTCCTCAGCGGCTGCAAAATCTTCTGGCGAAAGGTGGAACTGCTCGGAGGGATCGGGAGAAAGGTTGCGACAGGCAAAATAACGCTCTGTTTTCCCTTTCTGCGCCACTACACCACAGCTTTCATTCGGATATTCTGACTCAGCGTGAGCTAAAATCTCTGCAAGTAAGGACTCTTTCACTGTCAGCTCCTGATAAGCGAGGTGCCGGGGAACCCACCAAAGGAAAGCTCGTTATTGGCCCCGAAACGCAGTTTGCATCCCGTTAACGTGCCGCTGCACTCGTCCAGTGACGGATCGCTTACCGGATTATTAAACTTGTCGAAATAATTTGCTCCGGCATAATCGCAGCCGTCACCTGAACGGTACTTACCGCGAATGCACCAGGTGCAGAGGGAGTGAAGCTGCCGCGTGGGGATCATGACGCCCTGCAGGTCCATCGGGCTGCTGAGCGTGAACTCAACCTGTTTGTTGGTTTCAAGACTCTTGCTGTCAATGTAAAACACACGGAGCCTTTCCTCTGCCGGACTGGCCGAGGGGTTACCTTCAGGGAAGTTTTTCGCATCAAGGAAATGCGCCAGCGTGTCGTGAATGGTGACTTTAGCCTGAAGCATATCATCGTAAGCCAGACAAAGCGCAGTGACCGAGCCGTCAAGGTTGGCCACGGTGAGTTTTGGCTGCGCACTGCTGCCAGAGCTCGAAGCCTCAACCCCTTCAATCTTGCTGGGCCACGCTTTGTACTCCTTACCCTGCCACCATATCGACTTCGCCGGAAGCTTTGACTCATCGCCGCCAGCGGCCTTAATTTCGGCCTCAGTATACGGAATGTTATAAGCATGGAAACGCAGCACGTCTCCTGTACCGAACGCGGTGCCGTCAATTTCCAGCAGGCGTATGGCGTTGCCGGGCTCCAGCATCTGATAATCGGTTTTAATGCTCATGGTTTGAATGCCTGTATAAAAGTGGCGTCGAGGTTGTACTTGCCCGCCCCGAGAGCCGAAGGTTTATAACTTTCACAGCGGAACAGCCCCACCGGCTCCAGCGGCGGTTGCCACTGAAAAGCCCTGGTGCCGCCGTGGTCGTCAAGAAAGTCGCGGATAGCGCGAATGTAGGCTTCATTGCCCGTGAAACTCAGCGTCCATTCCTGACTTCGGGGATTCAGCCCGTCACCGGAAACCTGCTTGTAACCGTCACCAAACTGCACTGTCCGGATTCTGAATTTGGTGTCTGCTGACGCATTCAGTCGCGGACACCAGGTAAACACGCGAATAGCCATTAATCACCTGCTTTTTGTCATGTTCCAGATATCACCGCCCGGGCGGATGTCCCGCATCAGGTTCTGACGGTAACGCTGGTCTACGAAACTTCCGATCTCATTGCCGAACTGTTCCCAGCCCTGCGATGACTGAGTGGAAGTGTTACCGTTGCCGTCTATGGTGATGTAAACCTGCGGCGCTGACCCCTGTGACTGCCCGGAGCCCGGCACTCTGTCCACACCGGATGAGAATGAAGGCGTGCCGTTACCGACAACCCCGCCATCGGCATAGCCCTTCATCAGCGAATAGAGGTTTGACACACCGATGCGGTCCGTTGCCTCTTTGGTGAAAACGAACTCACCTTTATGGACGATGCCTGCCGGGTCATGCTTACCCCCCGCACCAGTAAAGCCACCGCCGTCATAGCCGATGTAGCTGGTCGGCAACCCCATTGCACCTGTTGACGCAGCGGAACTTCCAGCCGCTACACCGCCGACACTACTGGCAACCGACCCAAGAATACTTCCCCATGATGAAGAGGATGCCTTAATGGTGTTGACGACAGCCATCTGAAGCGCAACTTTTGCGATGGTCTGCAACACGGAGAGCCCCCAGCTACGCCAGTCGGCCTTACTGCCCGCCAGCATGGACGACATGTTATCCATAGCGCTGTCGAGCGTTGAAGTAACGCCAGATGCCACTGCGCCTGAGACGTTGCTGGCGCTCTCAAGCCAGTTCTGATAGCCCTTTGAGGCACCGCTGAGCCAGTCCGCTTCAGATGCTGCTATCTCCCTGTATTTGGCTGCCAATTCATCCATTGCAGCTTTCTGCGCTGCTACAGCCTGCGGGCCGCCATCGGTTTTTTCAAAAACCCGGTTAATCTGCTGCTCTTCTTCACGGCGCCCTTTCTGCCTGTCGCTCATGCCCCGGGTGTCCGTGGCAAGCGCGGCCTCATCCCTGTATTTCTTCGCGGCTTCGGTCAGGTCTTTTAATGCCTCAGCCTGCTCGCGCTGCTTCTTGACAACCTCATCCGCTTTCTGCGTCCATCGGGCACGCTCAGCGGCATTTTCACGAATCGCTTTACTCTGCTCTTCTGTCCATCTGGTACCAGCCTGATGGGATGCAGCATAAAGCTCTGACGCTTTTTCACCTTCCGTTGCACGTACCTTCTGGACTTCGATAGCAACACTGAGGTCAGCCATTTTCCGTGCATAATTCTCTGCGGTTGCAGCCGCTTCCCGTTCAGCTTTGTTCTGCGCGTTCGTTGCAGCTGTCCCGCTCTTCTTTGCCTCGGCTGCAGCTGCATCTTTCTTCGCGGCCTGATCTTTGTTGTAAACGTACTGGGTATAGAGCGCCCCGGTCAGTTTGAGATCGTCTGCTTCATACTGGTGCTGTACATGAAGCTTCTGCAATCCACTCAGGCTGGAAAGTTCATTATCCCGGCGTGCTTTTTCCAGGGCGGTTTGTTGCTGTGGTGTGGCGCTGGCCATGTTAACCACCGGACCTGCGTACTGCGGTGGTTTGGCACCAGCAGTGGCAGACATTGAGCGGTTCAGGAGGTCATAAGCACCATTGAGGATAGAAACCGCGCCAGCCTGCTCGACCGCTTTCTTCGTTGCCAGGTCGCTCGCATCATTGACCAGCTTTTGGGTGCTGGCTACTCTGGCCGCCGCCTGCTCTCGCTGATATTCCAGCTTGTTGAGCTTATCTGTGAGCTCCACGTTTTTGGCCGTGATGTCGGCCTGATCCATGAAGGTGTTGATGTAAGTGAGCGTAGGGTGCTTATTGTAATCCTGCTGTATCTGTTCCAGACCACTGAGACTGTCTCTAACCTTGGCAATCTGGGTATCCAGATCGCTTAAATCCTCCTTCTGTGCCTGTAGAGATGAACGGGCATCAGCTGCGGTGGATTTCAGACCCAGCACAGACATCTCTTTTAGTTTGCTGTTAATCTCGTCGAGATTGTTGGCAAAACTTACAGCCTCTTTGTGTACCTGCTGAGTATGCTGATACAGGCCGAACATAGCCGCACCCGCGCCGATAATAACACCCGGCCACCCACCAAGAATTCCAAGCACACCACTGCCCAGGCGGGACATAACAGAAGCAGTATTTGTCAGGTTGTTGATAGCTGATGTTCTGCCAGCGATAGCATTGTTCAGACCGGACTGAGCTGCGGCCAGTGCACGCTCAGCCACAATCTGAGCCTCAATCGAGACAGCGGCGGCTTTAGCCTTCTGGGCACGATAAAGCGTCTGCCGGGCTGCTGCCACGCTAACCTGAGCGCCACGTACCTGAGCCTGCGCAAGCGCAACCTCGGCTGCGGTATTAGAGACTACAGCCGCGGTTGATCGAGCAACGCTGCCCACCATATTGCCGAAGTACCTTGCCAGACCAATACTGACCAGCACACCAGCTGTGTTTGCAACGTTACCGATGTTGTTTGCGAGGCCGTCCAGCACTCCGGCAAGCGAAGACGATGCGCCAACTGCACTGTCTGCCCCTCCGACCCACGCCAGAAAAGCGTTTTGCACTTTCTGCGCTGATCCGCTTACAGATGCGGGAAGGCTTTCGAACTCTTTTCGCAGTATCTCAACGTTGGTCAGCAGCGGAACGATTTTATCTGTGGTCAGCTCTCCGTTGTTGGCCATGTTTCGCAGGCCGCCAACGGTAACCCCCAGACCATCGGCAAGCAGTTTCGCCAGACGGCCGCCATTCTCCATGATGGAGTTGAATTCTTCGCCACGCAGAACGCCGGACCCTAATGCCTGGCTGAGCTGTGTGATAACCGAGCTTGCTTCCTCGGTGCTGGCACCAGAAAGCTTCAGTGACGTTGCCACCGTTTCGGTGACTTTCGCCACTTCTGATGAAGCATAACCCGCCGCGCGAAGGGATTGTGCAATGCGGCTGTACAGGCCAGTGTTAGCTTGCAGTGAAGTACCTGTGCGCTGACTGATTTCCATCAGCGTGCGCTGGGCAGTTGCAAAATCCTCGGTCGAGGTGGACGCCAGCTTCAGGCGACCATTCATCTGATTCCATGTGTCGGCAAACTCAATCAGCTGGTGCGTGGCGAATGCTCCAGCCCAGGCACCTGCCAGACCAGCAGCGGAAGATTTCACCGTTGCCAGCTCTGAATTCAAATCAGTCAGGGACCGTTGTGTTTCACGTGTTGCGGCTGCGGCCTTCTTGCCGCCCTGTTCCATGGTCTTGTAGTAATCAGCCCCCATTCGGGAAGCGCGCGAAATCTCAGACTGGAATGAACTGGAGTTCGCAGATATTTTAATAATGAGTTCGCGCAGCGTTGCCATATTTCACCCGTATAAACCGCGCTGACGCGGAAATTAAAGACCACTCATCCATTCTTCAAAGCCGCTGATTTCTTCCTCTTCTTCAGCTTTTCCCCACCTCAGCAGCATTTCATCAATCGTGGCTTTGCCGCCCTGAGCGTTCAGAATAGCGGTAGAAACCTGCGCAGCCTGAACATCCCCGCGCCAGTCACCAATCGGACTCAGGCGGTCGTATGCAATCCACATTTTTAGTTCGCTGGCGGTGATGCTTGCACGCAGTTCACTGACGGTGCGCCCCATGCGGAGCGCGAGGGACATCAGGAAGAAAGTCAGCGGCTCTTTTACTTTGCCTCTGCTTTTTCCTGAGACATGCCGAGGGCAATGGCCTGAGAAAGCAGGCGGGAATGCACCGGGCCATAAATTTCAGATACGGTTTGCTCATCACCCTGGCTGAAAACCCGCTCGCCTTTTTCGTCCAGTAGCACATCGATGAACATCACTACGTCAGCCTGCTTGTTACGCAGGTATTCTTCCTGGATGGTCAGTTTCTGCGGCTCCTGACCCTCTTCAGGTTCGGCAGGGGTCATGATTTCACGGAATTTTACCCAGGCTTCGCCGGATGGCTCGCGCAGCATGACCTTAACGCCATTCCACCCAGGCACTTCAACTACCTTTGAGCGGAAACCGGATGACGTAGCAAGCGCCAGATCGCGAAGTGAGGCTGGTGATGTTTTGGCGTTTGAAGTTGATGACATTTGATATTCCCTGCGATTTATTATGAAGAATGAGCCACAGGAAGTGGCTCAGCCGTGTGTTGAGGATTACGATCCTGATGCAACAATGGGTTTCGGCTTACCGCGAACTCGTAGCGAGTAAGTGGAAGAAACCACAGCAGAAGTACCGGCAGACCAGGAGCTCTGACGAACCTCAATCAGCGCGTAATAGCCATTGCCGGATGGGAAAACAACCTTCAGCACGCGAAGCTCATCGTTGTCATAAGCCTGCTGCAGTGCCTGCCGGGCCTCTTCATCCCCGACCCAGTTACGGGTGAGCGCCATCTCCGCTGGAGCGGCAAGGCCGTTCGTCTGCTCTTGTTCGGTAGAGCAAAGCGTTGTCACGTCGATATCACTTTTCTGACCGCCGGTATAGGTCACCTCTTTGGTTGCGCACTGCGCATCCAGGAACGTGATCCCGTTAGGGAAGCCACTGGCGTTGAATTCATCCGCACTAACCGGGGCAGATGAAACGCCAATCGTCATTCCCTGCGTTTTTTCATATTTACTGGTCATGTTTTCTCCAGGCGAAAAAAAACCACCTTGTGGTGGCTGTGATGGTGTATGTGTTAGCGATTACTGAATGCTCTGGATTTCCAGAGTCGCCCGGAAAAGACCGGTTTCAGATTCGTAACCGTTAGTTTTGTTGAGCTGGGTGTATTTCAGCGGAGCCAGTGCCGTGGCGACTGATTCACGGAGAGTTCGGGCTTCATCAGTGCTTGACGCATACACATCCACCTGAAGTGAGCCATTTTCCTCAGCGGGGCCACACAGTGTGTCACCGAAAACCTCACTGACCACAGTGAACACAACCCATGGCGGTGTGATGGCCGGATCGCCCTGAGCATTTAATGGTGCGACATAGGGATACACCTGACCGCCAGCCAGATCGCCAATCAGCTTATAGATTGATGATTCTGTCATTTAGTCAGCGCCTCATCGATGGCCCGGTTAGCCGTATCAAAAGCGACCTTTACCGCTTCTTCCTGCCGTGCGTCATATGCCGGACGAATAAATGGCACAGCTGCCATTTTAGAGGTCCCCAGCTCGACAAATCGCCAGTAAAAGGCGTTGCGGGAATCTTTGGTCTTCAGCTTATTATCGCTGTTGCCCGTGCGAGGGTTGCGTCCACGGATGTGTACTCCTGAGGAAATATCACCGTTGCGCGAACGCTGAGTCAGCACCACGATGTTTTTAGCCAGCTTCCCACTTCGCTTAGGTGCCCTTCGCACTGCCTCATCTTTGATAATGGTGGCAGCTGAACGAGTGGCATTACGCAGAACCCGGCCATTTTCAGCTTTACTCAAAGCATTCAGATCGCTGGAGATATCCAGCAGGCCCGAGAAGTCCAGTTTGGAGTCGATCATGTCTTAACCCCCTGTTTACAGAGTATTTTAAGCTCAGTGCCGTTTGAGTTTGGCACAGGCGTTCCAGATACATCCATAACCAGCCCCTTTAGCGGACCACTGGTGCAGATTAGGCGTGATGCTGACGTGATGTCTGAGCGATACCGCATCCATACACGTATGGTTGCTTCTGCTTTTTCTGCGCCCGCGGTTATGAGTTCGCGACCGCTTTTCGCCTTTACTTCGGCAGGGCAACCAGTAGCAATATCCACCCACTCATTCTTTGGCTGGCCGGACGGGAGTTTGACCTGAACAGAATTCTGCACCGTAACCCGGTGCCTGAGTCGTCCTGGCTCCATCAGCTACCTCTCTCGTCGGGCGGGTCGATGACGCCGCGAAAGTTTCTCACCTGCAATAGCAGGTCATTCGCCCGTTCATTGGTATACAGCTGTATGTCTGTCTGTGATCCTCTGTGCTCAAAGGCGTCACAAAAGAACAGCAACATCGCATTAATGACCTGAGAGGGCAGGTCTGCGGCCACTTTCCAGCGCGGATCATCACAAAAGCGGATGCAGTAATCCAGAGAGCCCTGTGCGTAGCGGGTGATCATCGCGTCGCGGTCATCTGAATCCATCTCAATATGCTGGCGAAGCTCAGCAATCGGAACCACATCAAGAACATTTATTGCCATGGCGTCAAGGGCGGGTTTCCCCGCCCCTCCCGGTTATGAGCCAGATCCGAAGGTGCCTTTAATGATGGCGGTCGGGCGGTAGTGCGCCAGCGCCAGGCGTTCTTCGCACAGGATGGTCAGCATGTTTTTCACGAAGTTATCTCGGTCTTCACGGCTGATCTCAATGGTTGCATCCATACGATCCCAGACCTGAGACGCCAGGTCGAAACCGCCTACCGTAAAGGTACCCTGCACCTGAGCGCGGGTCGGAACAACCGGAAGGCCCCACATGATGTTGCTGGTAAACGCCTGCGGGCCGCCGAAGATATAGCGACCTTCACCGTCTTTCAGCAATGCGATGTTGTGCCAGTCGCGCGGGTTGAGGATGATGCCTGACGCGCTGAACTCAGACTCGGTCACCTGGTAGATGGCGTGGGCGATCATGTCCGCTCGGGTATCACCACGGGCATTCAGTGATTTATCGTAAGCGGTTGCCACGGTATTAATGCCCGTCAGGTTGTCTTCCTGACCGTCACCGTTAAGCAACTGACCTTCTTCCACCAGCGCCAGCCCGTACATCAGGCGGTTGTTGACGTAGGACTGAAGCATTGGCGCATCGTCCATCACCTGACGTGATGCCTGCACCCAGTGGGCGATGGTTTTGACGTTCGCCGTCTGCTTGCTGAAGGTGATGTCGGATTCCGGCTTCAGCGCCTTCTCCTTCACCGATGCGGCTGAATTGGTGAACTTCTCTTCGCGAACGTATTCCAGAGAATTACTGGAAATACGGCCCTGTGCCAGCAGGTCACGGATTACCAGGCGGCGCAGTCCCGGCGTCACGATGCCCGGCACCTGCATTGGCTGGATAAGACTGCCGGCTGATGCGGAATCGCTGCCCAGCGACTTGTTGAAGGTCTGGGCCTGAAACTCACCTTTACTGCCGTTCCATGACTTTTTCAGTTCTTCAGCGGCACGCTCAGAGAACGATTTCTCCTGAGAAGGGTTCTGTGCGCCGGTTGCCAGCTTCTGCTCCAGATCGAACAGGCGGGCACCGGATTTGGTCAGTTCTTCCTGAACCTTGGCCAGGTCGTCCTGAAGCTGCTTTGACACTTTACCGGTGCTTTCGATTTCGGACTTCTGCGCCTCGAAAAGCTGGTTCATTTTAGACTGTGACTCTTCGATAGCCTTCTGAATCTGTACGAGTTCGGACATGTTATTTTCCTGAAATAGAGGGAAAGGATTGGATGCTCTGAAGCAGAGCGTTAATTTGCGCTTCGTTTTCGTCGCCCCCGGACTCGCTCCGAACTGCTGACTTAAACCGGGCAATCAGCCCGACTGCCTGTGACTTACTGAGCCCGACTGAATCCCTCAGCCAGTTCTCAACGTCACGGATGGTTTCGATCCCGTCCACGCTCTTCATGGCAGAGACGCCCGCAAGCTCGTTGGCCGGAAAGGTGCAGACGCTGATTTCTCGCAGCGCCGCAATGTTTTTAAAGATTCGCCCGCTGGTACCCAGCGAGTAATCATCTTTGTTGACGGAAAAGCCAACCGACATGCCGTCAACGGTGCCGTGTTGCATCGCCGCCTTCAGGTCTGTCGCGCCACTGTGTCCCGGCGTAAGCTGGCCTCGCACGTAAAGCCCTTTATCGTCTTCGGCAAGGCTGTCCCACTTACCCACCGGCAAATCCCACGTTTTATGATTAAAAAACATGGCAACCTTGCGGCTCTGGTTTGCCAGGGCGTTTTTGAATGCGCCGGGCAGGATAATGTCGCCGTCTGAGTCCGTGTTGTTGAACACGGAGGCGTAGCCTTCAAAAATTCCCTGCTTTCCGTCACCGGAAAACTTGATTTCGGTTTCTTCAAATGCCAGCGTTTTTACGATCTCAGCCATTACGGCCCCCATAAAAATTAAGCCCCGTCAGTGCGGGGCTCTTTGTTGGTACCTAATTCCGTGATTGGCACATACTGCGCCTGCCGCATGGCCACATCGCCGCCAGGTAACGGCGGCATGTTGTCAGTGCGCCGCATTTCGTTGATCGTGCGCAGTCCCGCTTCACCCATGGCCTTCATGAATGCAGCACGGGAAGCCGAATCGCCGTGCAGAAGACCGTCAAGATTGTGCTCAGCGTGATAGCGTCCGACCTGATCGGGCCGGATAAGCCAGCGCTGAATAGCGTTTTCCCAGCGGGAGATATAAGGCTGAAGCGTGTACTGAAGGAATCCCAGATTCTGCTGTTCAATGCCGGTTCCCCAGCTTGTTGACTTTTCAACATCGTTAACAAGATGCGCCGGTACGCCAAAGAAGCGGGCCAGTTCGCTGACCTGAAACTTGCGGGACGCCATCATTTCAGCATCCTGTGGCGTAACCCCTATCGGCGAGTTTTTGAGGTTTGATTCCAGTATCCACAGGCGCTTTTCAACCGGACCGCCAGCAATTTCACGGAAGTTACCCTCCAACTGGTCACGCTGCTCTTTGGTCAGCAACCTGTCGGAGTAAAGAATCTGAGGTGATTTAGCGCCGTTGGCGAAGAAGTCGCGCTGATTGTCCTCCATGGCCACCGCTACGCCCGCCGATTTACAGGCAAACGCGATGGGTGACAGCCCCACCAGGCCGTTAAATCCTAACCCTTTGAGGTGTAAAATCTCAGAATGGCTGAAATCCGCGTAGCTGCCGTCTTTCTGGTAGCGGTAAACCAGCGATTTCCCGACCATACGCGGGTCCATGCTGGCAGACTGAAGCGGAAGCAGGCTGACCGGGTCACCTGCACCGTTGCGGTCGATGAGAGCATAAGCATTGCCATAGAAGCAGAGCTGCATGGTCATAGACTCGCGGAATTCCTGTGCGGTCATGTACTGATTAGGTGCATAACGCAGCAGGCGGGCCAGCGGGTTATCCATGCCAACCTTACTGCGGTTGTCATTGCGGTCAGTTTCGAAAACGTCCAGGGGAAGGCACGCGGTCAGCGTGGAAATCAGGCTCACGCAGCGCCAGACAGTAGAAATCTGGAGGATACGCTCGTCGGTCACGGCTGAATTGCCGAGGTGACCGGATGCTGACACGGGGCCACCCTGTGATCCCTGCCCGGGGGTGATAAGCTGACCGCCTACAAACCATGACTGTAGACGCGCCCAGAGTCCGTTATTGGTTCTCAGGTCTATAGAATATTTGGGTTCATCCATCACATGCTCAGCGGTCTGTTTAAGAAGTCGTCAAAATCACCCTCTTGGGTAATTTCACCTTCGGATGCACCGATAGCCATTGCAGATGCAACCACGCCGTCAATACGGCCCGAGCTCTTGCGTTTGGCGAAAATTCGGTTTTCCTTTTGATCTGCCTCTGTGACTGCTGAAGCAGCATTCCAGCGAAGGCATGGGTTGGTTTTTATAACAATGTCGCTGTCATCAAGTAGCTGCTCAAAAAGCTCAATGGAATGGGGCATCCAAAGGCCTGAGTCCTTGGCCTTGTAATAACCCTGCCCGTGAGGAATGAGAGGCACAGAGACAGCCGCTGAATCCAGCTCTGGTTCCAGATACTTTATGCGGTACTGATCGAAGGCTATGGCTTTGATATCAAAAAGAACGGACAACTCAGAAATGCGCTCAGCAACAAAACCGTATTTTACGGCCTTGCCTGGCGTGGTATGAATAACGCCGCGTTTTTCCCAGGTATCGTAGGGCACGCGGTCCGTTTTCGCTCTCTCAGCCAGCGTATCTTTAGGCGTCCAAAATTCCACTATCAGTTTACGGCTTGAAGGGAAGTAAAGTGCCAGAGCCGTAAGGTCGCGCGTTCCTGAAAGGTCCAGACCGCCGTAACACTCTTCACCATGGAGATCCTCAATATCAAAGTCTTGCTCACAGCCCAGCCATACATCGCTGCTCATCCAGGGGTTATCAGCATCAACCCACTGACAGAAGTTAAGGCGGCGAACAATACTCTCTTTCGACGGCATACCACGAGCCTGAGTGACCTGCTCACGCAAGTACCTATCTGAAAAGGTATGGCCAAGTGAGGGGTTGGCTTTCTTCCAGCAGGACTCATCCTTGAACGGGTCTTCTCCCTCATCGAGAGAGCAAATGAATGAAAAGAAACTGTCGTCCTCGACAGAGCGATCGGCAACTTTTCTCCCATACTCGTGGTAGTCATAACAGACGCTGGTTTTATCGTGTCCGCTGTTGGTGATCATAAAAATAAGCGCCTGCCGACGACCTTTTGTGCCGGCGCGCATCATTTCGACGACCTGATTATTTTTATGTTCGTGAATCTCGTCAATCAGCGCACAGTGAGGTCGAGGGCCAGACTGTCCGTCATCGGAACTGATGGGTCTGAAAAAGGAGCCCGCTTGCAGAAAAGCCAGGTTCCATTCTTTACCAGCGCCGCCTGATTTATTGATGCGCTGCGCCAGAGCAGGTGACTGATCCACCATCGCCACCGCATCACGAAACAGGATCATGGCCTGGTCTTTTTTCGTAGCCGCGGCATAGACTTCTGCGCGGGGTTCTTTGTCAGCCACAAGGCAGTAAAGCGCTATTCCTGCTGCAAGGGGTGACTTCCCCGATCCTTTACCCGATTCGACGTACACCATGCGGAAACGCCGGTAATCGTCTGAGTTTTTCCAGCCGAATATTGAGCCGACGATGAAACACTGCCAGGGTAACAAGTTGAAAGGCTTGCCTTCATGCTCGCCGCCGTTAAGCTTCAGAACCTTAGAGAAAAAGTCGATGGCACGTTGCGCCGCTGCAACATCCCATGTCAGCCCGCGAGCATGACAGGATTCCAGATCCTGAAGGTGCCGTTTGCAGGAATTTCGTATGTCCGGTCCGGCGATTTCTTTACCGGAATCCACATCCATTGCGTATCGGGTTGCAGGGTCAACCGAAGAACTGGCTGAGCGGGTCTTCTTCTTCTCCACCATCAACTTTCACCTTCGTTCTGGCGGCCGGAGTGAGACCGAATTCAACCAGATAGCTTTTGAAACGGCGATCCACATCAGCAAGCTGCCCTACGGCGGGATGCCCCTTAATAAGGAAGTCTCCCATTTGGGTTTTCGTGGTGTAGGTGTTGCCTTCAATATCAATCTGCTGACGCAATCGTAAAATTGTCGCATACAGATCGCAGAGACGCTCCAGCGCCAGAGTATCGGCGACAGTCAAAATCCCCATGCCGTCGAGCAGCACAGTCAGCTTACCCCACGCCACCTTTCCCCAGTCAGATAGGTGCTCGGGTGGGCTTGGAATTTCTCTCGCCGGAGTGGGTTCTTTATCGTTGATTTTGCGTTTGCCCGGATTGCCGGTTACCACTTTAAGGTGGGTCGGTTTCGGGCGTCGTCCTGCCATCGGAACCTCCCAGAAAAAAAGTTTTCATTTCGCGGTTGTGCACAAAAACCACTGGCGGCGGTCATTTGGGGTGATCGCTTTGAAGTTTTGACCTCCCCCCTGCCTTTGATGAGATTCGTTCTCATTTGCCATGATTGCAGGTGAAATGGTTTCACTTGGTTACTTGTTTACCTGCTCAAGCTCTTTGCCTGACTTATGGGGGCCGCTCATTATGTGTCCTGATAGCGAGAGGGTTGGCAAGGTCTCACCCACTTCGTGTGAGAACTGAATCGCGGTGATATGTTTCATCTCAACACCATCGACTACCACATGAACAAACTTTCCATCACGATATTCAATCTCAAGGTCTTTCATTACTTACTCCAGTGAGACGCGGGATCGAGTGGATAGCCGTTGGCATCGCAGCCAATGACCGTGCCGCTCTTCTCCATTCTCTGTTTGGTTGAGTCGTGATGCGGCTTGCACAGTGGCTGCCAGTTGGCGGTATCCCAGAAAAGCTTTTGTGCTTTGGCTATTGCATCGCGGTTGCCTGATTTGATTGCATCCTTGAGCTTGTGCGGCTCAATGTGGTCAACGACCGAGGCGGGTGATACGCGCCCCTGCTGCTCACACATAACACACAGTGGCTTATGCTCAAGAAACCTGAGTCGCGCTTTATCCCACCGAGATCCATACACCCGAGGCTCTTTACTCACGCAAGCCTCCACGCCCTGCGGCGTTCTGTACGTTGCTCATTGTCGGGGTGCCGCTCTACTGTTGCCGAGTCTGCATGGTCAACCAGTGAGTAGCAGGGATAGATAACATCACCGCCATAGGCATCACCAACCGCGTAGTCCGCTGGCTTTGCGCTGTCCCATCTGGTCAGCACATCAGTGATGCGATGCTGCGGTATGCTGTAACAGACGCCGTGAATCAGCCTGCTCATGATGATGAAGTCAGTCTGGCGCTGGTCGCTGTCGATAAGCTTTGTTGCCACCTCAAGCTGATACTGTGGCGGCCTGCCGGTTCCCAGATAGAAAGACAGGAGATCATCAGGGAACCGGTCAAGCCAGGCTGCTACCTTTTCGGTGAAGCCACCAACCAGCAGCGCATCGTCTTCCA